TTATTTATACATATATTCTTCAAATTTTTTTACTGCATTTAGTTTAGTTTTTTTAGTTATATGAAGATAAATTCTTTTAGTAATAATATCATTACTATGTCCTAATCTTTCTTGAATAACTTCTAGTGGAATACCTGCTTCAGCTAACAGACTAGCATGAGTATGCCGAAACATATGGGCATGAATATTTTTATTAAAATGACTAAAATACTTTTTACTTATTTTACTTATTAACATTTGAAATGTTAATGGAATAATGGGATATTCAAAATCTTTTCCTTTAAGATATTTTGTAAAAACAAAGTTTTCTGTTGTTCTTTTATCTTTTGTACCATATAGAATACGTAATAATAATTGTTCATGTTTCCATTTTTTTAATTCACTTACTAATATATCGTCTATAAATATAGTACGTATACTACTTTCATTTTTTGGAGTAGCTTGGCGTTCAAAGTCATTATAACTTGTAGCTACTAAACTAGAATCTATATATATTGTTTTATTTTTTAAATCTATATTTTCCCATATTAAAGCACAAGCTTCTCCTAATCTTATACCTGTATATGCAAAAACCATACACATTGGATAAAAATAATTACTATAATAACCTTTATATGTTTTTGCGAATTTTAAAAACTCTAATAATTCTTGTTTTGTTAAATATAAAGTATCAATATCTTTTTTTTGAATGACAAATTTAGGCATTATTATATTATTTGCAGGATTAATATTTATAATAGAATATCTTATTGCTGTTTTAAATAATGATTTCATTACAGAATGTAATCGTATAACAGTATTTTTTTGTTTATTTATTGCAAAATTATTTATAAACTGTTGATAATCATAAGTAGTGATATCTTTTAATTTTATTCCAGAGAAATATTTGCAACCTATAATAATAGTTCTTTTCAATGATATAATAGTAGCTTTTTTTAAATGTAGACTATATTCTTTTATCCATTCGTTAGCATATTCATCAAATGTTATATTACTTTCGACTATATTTTGTCCTAGTAACAATTTATTAAGTATAGGTTGTGCAGCAGCTCGTGCTTCTTTAGCTGTTTTAAATCCACTCTTAGAAACACGTTTTCTTTTTCCTGTAATAGGGTCGCGACCTGCTTCTAGTCTATATGTGTAGGTAGTGCCTTTTTTCCCTTGTCTTTTATAAACCAATATTTTACCTTGTGTTGCCATATCTAACAAATCCTTTCTATAGATACTTTTGTTTTGTTATTTTCTTTTGGCCATTAATTTTATATTTACAATAGATTTATAAAATAGATATTTATTCAATTTAGTGTAATATTTTAATTCGGTTTTCCGAACCTCATAAGTAATAAATAAAGGCTAGATTAATAGCCTTTATATTTATATAGTTTCAAAATAATCATCAATATATGAAAGATTATTCATATAGCTCACCTTGTATTAGTAAAAATCAATCAAATTTTAAAACTATACTCCATTCTTTTGGTGGTAAGAAATCTGGTTGTATTTTCTTTAAATCAGGTATCTCACCATAAATACAACTAGATAATATATTTAATAAACTATTTTGAGAAAAATAATGAAATGGCAAATATCCTAATTCAATATTAATAGTTTCAACTAAAATATTATAAATGGTTTTGTCGCTAATATTATATGTTTTGATAACTTTTTTTATATTATTTACAGGTATAGTAGATATAAAATTTGTTTTATATGGTTTTACATAGAAATTACTATTATTAGTTAAATTAGTTAAACCTGAAAGGTCAAAAATTATTAAACGTAAATTATTCCTCAAAATATGAGTATCATATTTTAATTTATCAGCACAAATACATTCTATTTTAAAATTATAGCGAAGTAAATTATAATCATGATTATGGGCGTAATCTATAGTTTTCTTTTGAGCAAACGCATATAATATTTCTATGGGTTGTAATCCTTTAATATTATTTTTTATTTGTAATTCATATTGTTTTAATTCGTTAAAAGAATATTTTGCTATATTATAATTTAATATATATAATTCATTATTTTTTAAGGTTATAGTACCTAACTTCGTTAATATATAATGTCATTCATTGATATATTTTAATAATTCTTGTTCGGAAAAATTGTTTAATATACGTTCTAATAATGTATTTTTATTTCCTGAGATGTTTAATGATTTTGTTTTAAGTATATTCTTTAGTACAGGAATGGTAAAATATTTAATTTCATCAACTATATTTGCTAATTGTAAATAATTCATAGATATTAATTTATCTAGTGTTTGTTTATAATTTTTTCCAAAATCATTAAGTTTAGAAATTGGAGCTTCTTTTGTAGTTGTTTTATTTTTAAAGTAATCTAAAACTAAAATTTCATTGAATTTTAAATTTGATATATTAGTAACTTTATTAGAAATAATTTTATTTGATTTGACTTTATTATTTTTTGCAACTTTAAAAACATCTGTATTTAAAGTTGCAATTTTAGTTTTTTGTGAGATATTAGAAGTTTCTTTAGAAATATTTTCTGACTCAAATTTTTGGGAATTTGGATTTTGTTTTACATTTCCTAATTGAATTATAAACAATATTAGAAGTATAAAACTTATTATCATAAATGTAATTAACATAATAAAAATCCTTTAGATTTTATTAATAAAGCACTAGATAATACTAGTGCTTTATTTTTATTCAGTAGTTTCTTCAACAAAACGTTTAGCAGATTCAATTAACTCATTTTCATAATTGAATATATCATTTATATTTGATATTGAGCATTTTTTACCACTACCAGTACCATCAGGTAAAATTAAATATTTTGTAGATGTTTCTACTCTCAATCGACAAATCCATTTATAGTTTTTGTTATCACAAAGAATACCAAAATAACTTGCAGTGTCACGATAAAAAATTCTATTAACATCTAAAGTTTTATGCAATATAGCTTTTACAATAGCAAATCCATCTAATTCTTCTTGGGTTGTTGTTATTTTTGCTTTTGTATCTTCTGTAGTGTCTATATTTACTTCAATAGCATCTGTATTTTCAACTACATTATTAGGAGTGATATCTACTTTAGTTGAATTATCACCATTAGCCTTATTTAAAGCAGCAGTAAGCCTATCACTCATTAAATCATTTACAAATTGATTGAATGATTTTTTTATAACAGGTTTAAATTTATCTAGTATAGTTTGTGTTTTTCTACCATCATATATTTCATTTAATACATAATTAATAAAGTTATCTTCTGGTTCATTTAATTGTCTTTTTAATAAGGATTTTATTTGATTAGTATATTTTAAATCTTCAGCAGCACTGAATACTGCATCTACGTCAAAACTAGCTTTATGAAATTTTTTTAATTCATTGATATCTTGTTCTTTCATTTGAGTAATATCAAATATAAAGAAAGGTTTTTCGTCCATTTTATTTGGTTCATCTAAATCTGTAAAAAATCGATATTCTACACCATTCGTTAAAATCCCAAATTTTGCTTTTGTTGTAGTAAAATAGCGAAATAATTGATTTCCATGTTTATCTAATGGTTCACCACACCATTTAGCTTCAACTAATATAGTAGGTTCACCATCTGTTAAGATAGCATAGTCAACCTTTTCACCTTTTTTTATACCCACATCGGCTGTATATTCAGGAACAAACTCCATAGGATTGAATACATCATATCCTAAAGCTTGGAATAAAGGCATAATTAAAGACATTTTGGTAGCTTCTTCGGTTTGTATCTGTTCTTTTATCTGTTCTACTCGTTTTGATAAAAGCTTAATTTGGTCAATAAAATCCATAATATCCTCTCCCTATGTAAATGTTAATTTATAAAAATAAAGTTTATAACTATGGGTATATATAATAATTATTTTTTATGTCCTAATTCTAGAAATTGGATAATGTATCGTTTATCAACATCACTAGAATAGGACATTAGTTCAGCACTAAATGTATTGGCTTCGTTTTCTTTACGTGTGTTTTGGAAAAATGTTCTACCAGCAATATTATAACTGGAGTAACCTTTATGGCATAAAAAATGTCCTAGCTCATGACATAAAACAGCTTTTTTCTGCCATTCGTTTAAGTTTTCATCAATAAAAATATATTTGCGTCTTAAAATGCGTCGCCACATTCCATTTATTTTATATGGCATATCACAAAATACTATTTCAAATTTTAGCTCTCTAGCAATATAGTATGGGTCTGATGTGCCATATTTTTTTACTAGATTTTTGGCACGCAATTTTAGATTTAACATAAAAATCACTTCTTACGTTTATTTTTTTCTTTTGCGTCCCAAAAGGCAGCTTCGATTATACGTTTTAGTTTTTCCTTATCTTCTGGTGTTACTAATACACCATTTAGAGTATATTCTTCTTTTTCTAATAATTTAATTAAATCTTTTGGTTTATTTTTTTCTTTATTAGTAATTGTTTCAGGGGAAGGAATTTTATTTTGCATATCATTTTCAAAGAAAAATCCTCCACTAACATTGAAAAATGAAGATAGTTTATCAATACTCTTTTTTCGTGGATTTGTTATAGAACGTTCCCAAGCATCAATAGCTTGTTGTGTTACACCTAAGCTGTCAGCTAATTCTTTTTGAGATAATTTTCTTTGTTCTCGTAATTGTTTTATTTTTTTTCCTATAGACATACAATTCCTCCTTATTATAAATTATACAATTTTTATTTGTATTTTTAAATATACAAAAATAAATTGTTAAAAAACGATTGACAACAAATTTAATTTGTTTTATAATGAACACATAATAACAAAATAAAATTGTTGAAAGGAGTGAAATAATGAGAAAATATCTAATTAAATATAGAGGAAAACGTACTCAAAAAGAAATGGCTAAAAAATATAATGTTACTCAACAAACTTGGTGTAATTGGGAACAAGGTAAAAGTTGTCCTAGAATTCCTATTATGAAAAAGATTGAAAAAGATAGTGGATATTCTATAAAATCTCTATTTTTTTAGCTATTATAACAATTTAAATTTGTTAGGTTCTAGCGTGTAGCACTGACCCAGCAATAAAAAATCTAATGGCAAAAATTACTTTCCCCTAAAAAGTAAATAATATTGTTGGGTGCGTGGTACACGCTAGAAAAAAGGTTATCCCAAAATATCACTTTCTCTTTCAATGCCTTCAAGAAATTGAGAAAGTGTAAGTCCAAAAACATTAGCTATTTTGGCTAGTGTAGAGATTTTAGGATTTTTACTTTCTCCTTGAACAATACTATTTAAAGTAGATTGGGTGATACAGGCACTAAGAGCAAGTTTGTTAATGGAAATATTATTGTCTTGGCATAAAGCTTTTATTTTTGAAGCGACCCATTCATTTGATGTCATGATAATTTATTCCTTTCAACGTATTTACGTTATAAGCATAACATTATTTTTTAAAAATAATTAACGTAAAATCGTTGACAAATAAACGATAAATCGTTATAATATACTTAACGATAAAACGTTAAAGAGGTGATAAATATTGAAATTTGCAAAGCATTTAAGACGATTGAGAATACAGAAAAAAATAAGTCAAAAAGAATTGTCCAAATATATAGGAGTACCACAAACAACATTAAGTGATTTAGAAAATGATAAATATGAGCCATCATTATCTGTTGCAAAAAAAATTGCAAAGTATTTTGGTAAAAAAATTGATGAATTAACTTAATTTGTAATACACGCTAGAAAAAAGAAAGGAAAAATAAATATGTTAAGTAAAAATTTTAAGAGTAATAAATATTATGAAGTAACTCGTTACTGGTTAAAGTATGGAAATGAAGAAGATGCTTTGGAAAATACTATAACTGTATGGGACTCCTTAGAAAAAGCAAAAGCCTATATTGAAAGATATAATAAAGGACTTAAATTTGAGTCAGCAACAGTTGAAGAAATTATAGTAAATAAAGTAATTACTATGGAAGATTATAAGAAAAATAATTATGAAGTTGTTTCTTATCAAGAAGTTTATAGTGAAGATTATGATGGAAACTATGATGAAACACCTGGAAAAATTTATTACTTAAATGGTGAAAAAATAAGTGATATAAAAAAAGAAATTATCAAAGAAGAAGTTTATAAAATTTTTCAAGTAAATGAAGGTACTGCATGGTGCATAGAAGCAAATACATTAGCAGAAGCTAAAGAGATTGCTAAGAAATATAAAGGTCATATTGTTATAAAAAAAGGGCTTAAGATTGTGGCTGAATTTAATAATATTGATGATGTTAAAACTATGAACAATTGGCGAACAAGTGATTTAGAATTTAAAGACTTTGCTAAAGTTGGAGATATAGTTGATGAAGATATAGTAAATTGGTTTGCTGAATGTGTACCACCTATAACGTATAATTCAGATTTAATACAGTGTGGGGAAGCTTATGGTCATAGAGATAATCCACGAACAGGTAGATTTGAAGGAACATATATAACATTTGCTAAAGCAGATGATAAATGGATTTATAAAGGACATTGCTTCTGTGGAGAGCAAAAAAATATTGCTTAGTTAATTTTATTATAAGTAAAAAGAAGGTGTAAACAGTGCAATATTCTTTCCATGAATTTATTAAACAATGTAGAATTAATGCAAATTTTTCAGTAGATAAAGCAGCTTTTGAATTAAATATATGTAGACGAACTTTGAATTATTATGAAAATGGTACAGTAGCTGTTCCTGATGATGTTGCTTATTCTATGGCAATTTTATATAAAACACCTGTAATTAAGTATTTATGGTTAAAAAATAGTAAATGTGGAAATGAATTACCAAATATATGGGGCAATAATCTTTCCGAAAAAATATTGAGTTTAGCTGTGAATTTAAAAATTTCAAATGATTGTTTACATGAATTAATGACAATCGGTCTTGATGGTGAAATTAGTACAGAAGAAAAACCGAAGTATAACAAAATAATAAATAAACTTCGGCTTTTATCAAAAGATATTTTATTATTAAGATTTTTACCAAACAAAAAAGCTGAACCATTAAATAAACAGTCCAGCTAACAGATAAAACTTTGTAATTAAATTATAACAAATATATTGGTGCGTAGCAAGCCATAGCAGAGTTATCAACATAACAAAAATAATCTAAAGAGCAAATCTTATAACGACAATCTTCTTAACAAATTTTAATCGGCAGGGAGGTTTGCAAGTGGTTCTGCTATGGTGCTTGGTACGCACCAATGAAAGAGAGGTGAAAAAATGTTTGATAATTCTTTTTTAAATGAGGCTAAGCGATTGATAGATGAAAACAAAGCATTAAAAGAAGAAAATGCATTACTAAGACAACAATTAAGCGGTAAAAATAATTATAGCAAGTATTGTTCACCTGCTGGCATATCTACTGCGAAACAAGTTGAAGAATTTACAGGTTTAAAACCTAGTATGGTTAGAGAACTTGGATATCGTGGTGTATTTGAAGAAATAAGAGAAGGTAAAATGGTGCGATATAAATTTAATAGTGTATTAGCATTTGTTCAAGGAAAACCAAAATTAAAGGTGATTTAGTATGAAATGTTGGCGGTGCGGTAAAAAATTGAATAAAGGGCAGGTGCATATATTGCATTTAATATGCGGTCTTGCTGTTCCAGTATGTGCTGATGACCGTCAATGTTATGCATTTATTCAAAGAATAAAAAGGAGAAGAAAAAAATGAGAATACGTACTGTAAAAAATAATCGAGGTAAGAAAACAAGTTTATTTCCATGTAAAGCCAAAGATGTTATTAAAAACTTATTAGAAATAAATAATTTATTACTAAAAGAAGGTTATAGCAAAGATTGGCATTATAAAGCTAATGGAGAAGTATTTCCATTTTAAGAGGTGTATACAATGGATAGATTAACAATAAAAGAAGCAATTTCGTTTTGTAAACAAGGTGAAGAGGTTATATTACGTAATGATGATTATGAGGACTTAATTTTAGTAGATTATGAAGATGGGTATTTAAAAGATATTGCAGGTGATTATATAAATCCTTATAAAGATTTATTAAAAGGTGATTATTTTATAAAAAAAGTTGCTTGAAAGACAACAGGTCAAACAAGCAACCACATAAAAAAATATTTGCAATTTAAGTATAACAGAGGAAAGAAAAATGGTCAAAAAAATTGTATTTCCTAAAATTAATAATTTTACTTCTGAAGAAGTTAAACAAAAATTTTTAGAAATTCTAAAAAGTATTAAGTTAAATATCAAATATGTAAAATTAGTAAATATTAGAGAATCATTAACAGGTTTAAGATTTTATATAAAAACTAAAAACTTTTTTGCTATTGGTGAGTATGATTGTATTGCTAATATCACAATGGCTAGTAGACAAAGAATAAATACGAAAAACTATATAAGCTTCTTATATAAAAGAAATGATTTAGTAAATAAATTGTCATATTTTGTAAAGGTGGAATAAAAATGATTAAAAAAGCAAGTGAAATTATAAATACTGATAAGAAAATTAGATTGTTAATTGCAGGATATCCAGGTATAGGGAAAACGACTCTTGCTTTGTCTGCACCTAAACCATTATTGATTGATGTTGATAGAGGAACTGACAGGGTAGAAGCAAGATACAGAACAGATTTTATTCAACCTGATACTTATGAAGAATTGTTGGAGGACTTGGTACCACTTAATTTAATTGATTATGAAACTCTTGTAATAGATACAGGCGGACAACTTATTAAATTGATGTCGGCATATGTAATAAAACAAAACGCTAAAAATGGTCAAAGAGATGGTTCGCTTAGTTTAAAAGGATATGGAGCTGTTGGTAGAGAGTTTGCAAGATTTATAGATTATTGTTATTACCAATTAAATAAACATGTAGTAATAGTATTTCATGCTAAAGAAGAAAAAGATGGAGATAATACTCGTCTTAGAATTTTAGTAGAAGGACAAACAAAGGATAATGTATGGCAACCAATGGATTTAGGTGGGTTCATGGAAATGCAAAATAATGTTAGAACGATAGGTTTTACTAATTGTGAACGTTATTATGCTAAAGGAACACATGGTATACATGGTGTGCTTACAATACCAGAATTAAATGGAAATCAAAATGGATTTTTAACAAATCTTTTTCATCAGATAAATGAAAATATAAAAGCTGAAGCTAAAGATGCTGAAAAAGAGAAAAAAGCATATCAAAAAATAATTAATACAATAAAAGAAGCAACAGAAGCAATAACAACACCAAGTGAAGCAATGGAAGTTTTAGACTTAATAAATAATCAAAAACATATATTGACTAGTGAAAAGGAATGTAAATCTATATTGTTCGATAAAACAAAAGAATTAGGCTTTAAATGGAACAAATTGAAGGGAGAATTTGTTAATGAAGTATCTGATGACACAAAGTCTGCTTAATTCCTATTTGTATCAATTTAATTGCATTGATGATTATACAGAGGAAGCTCACCAAAGCTTCCTCAATACACTTAATAAAATATACAGTCCACCAAATGAAGCAATACAGCGTGGAATAGATTTTGAAAGATTAGTGTATGAGTATACTGACCCTAAAAATATTACTGATATATCTACAGATGAAATAACTGCTGCTATAAATATTGCAGACTATATACAAGGTGGAAGATTTCAGTATGTAGCTAGTAAAACAATAAATGTTAATGGATTGGATTTAGTTTTATATGGAAGATTAGATGCTTTAAAAGCTGGTGTTATATATGATATCAAATATACATCAAAATATAATGTGGGCAAGTTTATAGATAGTCCACAGCATCCAATGTATTTAGAGCTTATTCCTGAAGCAAAAGAATTTATTTATTTAGTAAGTAATGGAAAATACGTTTGGACTGAAAAATATACAAGAGAGGAAACACCTTCAATTTATCCTATAATACAAAACTTTTTTGAGTATCTTAATAATATGAATTTAATGCAAGTTTATAAGAATAAATGGAAAAGTAGGTATTAATTATGGAGATAATACATGGGAAAATCATAGATATTACACCAGAGGGACTATTAATAAAAGCACCTTATACCAATATAGATAGGGCTTGCTTTCGTAAATATAGTATGGTTGATATTGGGCTTAATGATGGTAGATATATCAGTAATGAGCAAAGAAAAAAAGCTTATGCATTAATGAAAGAAATTGCTGAATGGAGTGGATATCTTCCTGAATATGTAAAAAGATTGATGAAAACTGAATTTGTAGTAAAACGAATGCAATCCTTAAGTAAGGAAATATTTTCTTTATCAAGTTGCGATATGACTACTGCAAAGGAATTTATTACTTACTTAATAGATTTCATTATAGAATACGATATCCCTACTAAACAGCCATTAAGTGAATTATGTGAGGATATTAATAAATATATCTATATGTGTTTACTTCATAAAAAGTGCTGTATATGTGGCATTAAAGCGGAATTACATCATGTAACAGCTATTGGTATGGGTAGGGATAGAACAGAGGTATTTCAAATTGGTATTCCTGTATTGCCGTTATGTAGAAAACACCATACAGAATGGCATACATTAGGTAGTGATACTTTTAATGCTAAATATCATGTAGAGTCCGTTAAATTAACTAAAGAAATTGCTAAAAAATATAATTTAACTAAAAAAAATATGGAGGTAAGAAAAAAATGAGTAATGTAACTATTAATAAGATTAAATATCAGGAAAGTTCAGGTAAATTAACTATTGAATATATGAGGACAAATGAAAATAAAAAGCCATCATATCATACATCTATATTTAATGATGAACCTGCACCAGAATTTTTTACAGCATTAAAAAATTTAACTAAACCAACATTAAATATTTTAGGATTAGGAGCATTACTTATAAAACGTATAAAACCTTATGCAGTAAGTTTCAAGTATGCAGAAGATAAAACAATGTCAGCAGTTATTTCTAGCATGTTTTATGTGCCTTCTGCTGATAGAGAGATAGTAGTAAATACACCTCTTATGAAATGTCCTTCTGATGAGGTAGAAGCAAGTCAAGCTGGGTTCTTTAATCAAGAAGCGGTTGACGCTCTTTGGGCATTTGAACAAGAAGCACGCAAGTATTTAGATGGTAAGAGAAATCAAATTTCCTTATTTGGAGAAGATACTGAAGCTGAAACAATAACTGATGATGTATCTGTAGTTGATGTACCAAAACAAAATAATGTTGTACAAATGCCAACAGTGGCACAATAAATAGGAAAAGGTGCTTGCCATAAAGACAAGCACCTATCCACGAGGTAAAAAATATGGAATTAAAACCTTTATCTTTAATAATTTCTTTTCGTTCTAATTATGCAAAGAAATTAAATAATGATACGCAGGTTTTATATTGGGTATTATGGGATAAGTGGAATTATCTTAGGCGACCTAAAGAATTTAATATAGATAATAATACGTTGATGATAGAAGCTAAATTAAAAAATTATAGTCAGTTAAATGATAGCCGAAAAAAACTTATTGAAGCAGGATTAATAAAATATGTTCCTAGTAAAACAAGAGGTAAAAGTTCAACATATGCTCTAATAAAAAATTATGTTGAAAATGCAACACCAAACCTAAATCAAAACCTAATCCAAAACCCAAAACCAAACCCAAATACAAACCTAAAACAAAACCTAAATGAAACCCAAGAACTCAATAATAATGCGAACTCTTACGACCTCATAACAGAAAATACAAACCTAAAATCAAACCTAACTCAAAACCTAAATACAAACCCAATACCAAACCTAAAACAAAACCCTAATAAGAGTAATAGAGATATAGAGAATAATATATATATATATAATAACGCGCGTGATGATAACATTTCTCCAGCAGAAAGTCAAGTACTTATTTTCTATCAAAATCGAATCTGCTCTAATCTAGGAGGAACACCAGGAGCTAATGAAATAGCCTGTCTTAGAGAGTATGCACAAGTTTATGGAGCAGAACAAACTATACAAGCTTTAAAAATGGCATTGCAAAGTTCTAGAAAATTGCAAGGAATATACTTTGTTAAGTATGTAGGTGGAATATTAAGAGGTTGGGCAAATTTGAAAATAGCAGGTGGTGAATCTAATGGACAATTACAATCTAGCAACCTATCAAGAACTGCAACGCAGGCTCAAAGAAAGACAGGAACAGATATCAATTGGGCAGAGCTTGATTGATGGAAAATTGGTATGTAAAAAACTAGGAATAAAATATATACCATGTGAGTTTTCTAAAAATGAAATGGCATTAGTTGATGCTATGTATAGACAAGAAAAATGTAAGATTTGTAATAAGCATGGTATTGATTGCAAAAATTGTTTTTATGTAAAAGTAGATGAACAAGCTGGTAAATATTTTATAAGCTACAGTAATTGTGAACGCTGGAAAAATTATAAACAGCAAGAAAAAATAAATAGGCTTATGGAGCAAAGCAATGTGGGGAAACTTTTTGAAGGTAAGACCTTTAATAATTTTAAAATATTGCCAGCAACAGAGAATGCTTATAATGATTGTTTAGATTTCTGTACGAATTATATTCCTAAATGTAGGGGATTGAGGTTACACGGTAGATATGGGTGTGGTAAAACACATCTTGCAGCAGCTATATTAAATAATTTATTAAAACAAAATATACCAAGCATGATGATTGTTACAGCAAATTTATTTGATTGTATAAAACAAGGCTTTAATGACAAAGAAAAAGCTTTAATAGCAACGGAATTAGTAAATAAAGCTAAACAAGTTGATGTATTAATTCTTGATGATTTTGGAGCAGAAAAAGATAGAGATAGCAACGGAAATTTAAAAATGGTGGGTAGTTGGGAACGTGAAAATTTATTTTTGTTAATAAACACTAGATATGAAAATAATCTTACAACGATAATAACAACTAATTACAATATGCAAGAACTATTTGAATTATTTGGAGAACGAATAATGAGTAGAATTGCAGAAATGACAATATCTGTTGGAATGAAAGGTGCAGAAAATTATCGTATAAGATTAGCACAGGTGGTATAACTATGAAAAAGATATGCATTTGTGGTAAGGAGTTTGAGGGTAAAGCAAAATATTGTTCACAAAAATGTAGGGTAAAGGAATATTATCAAACACATAAAGAATTATGGCATTTTTATAATAATAAAAATAGAATAACGAAAAAAGAACAGAAAAAAATAGAAGCAGAGCAAAAAAGGATAGAAGCGGAAAATAAAGCTAAGAGGGAAAAACGTAGAAATGACATTAATCGTTTAATGGCAGAAACAGGATTAAAAAATAAATATGGTTTAGTAGCAAGTTTTTATGATAACAACGATTTAGAAGGATTATATAAATATGTTGATTATCTTAAATCTATAGGTGAGATTAAAGAAGAAACCCCAGAACCTAGAATAGTTAAATCGCATGGTGGAAAAATTACAGGCGGATTTGACTATTTCATAATATCAACAAATTAGGAGCAAATTTCTATGGAAGATTTAGAGTCAATAAAAGATAAGCTTGAATATATAGACATTGCAATGAAGTTATTATTGCAATATGGAAAAAATAATCCAGATGTAGTTGATTTTCTTAGTAAAAATACAATGATTGCTAGAGATAAAGAAAATGGTTTTTGTGTAGTAATTAGTTTTAAAAAGATGAGGAATAATAATGAGTGAATTTATAAGTGGAAATGCTGGGATAATAAAAAAAGAGGATATTGTTTTTTTAGAAATATTAGAGCCTAATCCATTCTTTTTAAAAGATGAGTATAAGATATATGCTACTACTTATACTTTAGATAAAGGTGAACGTAAAGTATTGTTGGAAAGCAGAAAAAAGTATAAGGAAATAGAAAAGGAATTTAATAGGATAAAAAAAGAAGTTGAAAATACTGTAAAGAAAAAAATTTGTTGGAAACCAAAAGAACAGGAAACATATTATTATGTTGGTATTTCAGGTGATGTTATAGAAGATAAATGGGATGAAACAACAACTGATTATGCTTTTTTTATAACAGGTAATTGTTTTAAAACTAAGGAAAAAGCAACAAAACATATAACAGAAATATTAAATATTTATGGAGTTAAAAATAATGCAAAATAGACCAAAATATAATGCAAAAAAAACAATAATAGGCAATTTAAAATTTGATAGTAAGAAAGAAGCAGAATACTATTTAAAATTAAAAGCTAAACGTATTAATGGAGAAATAAATTGGATAAAGTTACAGCCGGAATTTTTGATTTTAAGAGGATTTACATTAGAAAATGGGGAGCGTACAAAAGGTATACGTTATGTAGCTGATTTTGAAGTTGAGTATGCTGATGGACATAGAGAAATAATTGATGTTAAAGGTGTAAAAACAGAAGCGTACAAAATAAAAAAGAAAATGCTCCTGGATATGTATCCTAATATTAATTTTATAGAGGTATAAATGATGAGGGAAATATTATTTAGAGGTAAAGATATAAATACAAATAAATGGTGTTATGGTGGATATGTTAGGAAAGTTTTATTTAAAAATACAAAAGATGAAAAAATAAGACATTATATATTTGATGGAGAAAATGCCGGACCAATAGTAATGCATGAAGTTAATCCAGAAACAGTAGGGCAAGCAATATGGCTTAAAGATGTAAACGGAAATGAGGTTTTTGAAGGAGATATTGTGGAAGAAGTTGAACCCGAATGGGGCGAACCTTCTCGTGCTGTTGCTGTTTTTGAAGATAATCAATTTGTATTTGGTTATAATACCGGAGCAATATTATCAGTTGAATTTTTTTATAATGAAATAAAAATAATTGGGAACATATTTGATAATGAAGATTTATTTGAAAAAATATATGAACAACATAAATTTAAATATTATCAAGAAATGAAGGAATTACACGGTGATTTAGAAAGTTTATAAGTGTAAAAAAATATAGAGAGTGTGAACAACTATGCAATGTGAACAACGATACTATGAGGCAGACACAGGGTATATGTGTTGGATTAATAAGAAACCATGTAATAAAAATAACTGTACATTAAAACATAGATTTGCAAAAGAATTTTCTAAAAAGGTAGTAAAGGAGCTTAAAAATGAAAATATTAAAGGTTTATATTAATAAAAATATTGGTCAAACCACAGTATTAGAAGTTGAGGTAGATGATGATATTACCGAAGATGAAGCAGATGAAATAGCCAAAGATGAATTTTTTAATGAGTGTAGCTATGAATGGGAATTACTAGATGGACAAAAAGGAGAAAATAATGGAAAAACGCAATCATGAGCATTATCTAGATATTACACCTCATGAAGCATTATCAAAGAAGGTTAAAAGTAGACATAATTTTTTCTATGCTTTTTGTCGTAGAGCTTTTAGACGAGCTAATGTAGAACTGATGAAACGTTTGCATATAAAAATATTAAGAATTGATTTCTGGGATATGGAAACAGATAATAAAAAAGTAATGAAGGTAGGAAAATATGAATAATAATGGACCTAAGTTGGTAAGAATACCATTAAAGACAGAACAAGAATTTTATAAAAGAAATATTCCTATAATCAAAATTACAAGTATTATATTGTGTTTGATAGCAACTACAATATTTTTAATAGGATAAATCCACTAATTAGGATAGCTAAAATAAAGCTATCCTTTTAGTGTTTATATAGATGGAGGTATTGATTGATGAGAAAGATAAGCAGAATAAAAGTTAATAAGGCTAAAGAATATCTACAACAAGCTTATACAGCCAATGAAAAAATTATTCAATGTAATTATATTTTAGAACAATTACAAGCCTCACCAAGCAAGATGACAACTTCTTATAAAGAAAATATCGGTCATAGTGGTATAAATAATGATGTTAGTGGATATGTAGCAAAACTAATAGAACAAGAAGAAAAAATTGAAGTAATGAAACAAGAGTATCAAAGCAAACAGTTTGAGATAAGTAATTTTATATTGAGCTTGAGTTTTAAACCAGAAGATGAAATTCTTAGACGTTTGCTCATATTAAGATATTTGAACTTTAAGTCTTTTGATGAAATATATAGTATGCTTAACTACTCATATAATTATATAGTTCAAACTATGCATCCTAGAGCTTTGGAAGTTGTAGAAAGAGCATTAAGTAAAAAGAGTGTGGTCGATAATGGTTAATCGTGGTCGATCGTGGTTAATAATGGTTGATAATGGTTTTAGATTTATGGTATATTATAATTGCAAACAAAAAAGATAAACCGTTGGTAAAAAATACCAGCGGTTTTATATTTTATAAGTTTATTTTGTATAAATATTGGTATATACCCATATATTTTAATAATAATATGTATTTTTATAATTTATATTAGAATAATAACCTTCATGTTGCAAAATCTATGTAATATGCTATACTAAATATAGGCAAAACATAGTGAAATAGTTCATATGAACAGCAAAACCCCATGAAGGTGCGAACTTCATGGGGTTTCTTGCGTTATATAGCTAACGCTGAAGCTAGGCTAGTTGCCACATAAAACCGAAAGAAGCTTATCTAACCCTTTGCAAATATAGTAGGCAACTATACTTGCCATGACAGCTTCTAAAAACATAGTGAAACGAAACATATGAACACCTCCTAACTGCTACCAGTATAGGAAGGGCAACGAGAAATATTATAACATATAAACATATTTAAAGCACCTATTTAGGTGCTTTTTTTATGCCTAAAAATAAGAAAGGAAGTATAGTTATGGACATTAAGATTATTTATAAACCAACAGATAAAATAGTCCCATATGAAAATAATCCTAGGCTAAATGATGAGGCTGTTGAACCAGTAGCAAACAGTATTAAACAATTTGGATTTAAAGTTCCAATAATAATAGATAGTAGTAATGTAATTGTTGCTGGTCATACGAGATTAAAAGCTGCTAAACAATTGGGCATGGATAAAGTACCGTGTATTATAGCTTCAGATTTAACGGAAGAACAAATAAAAGCCTTTAGATTAGCAGATAATAAAGTAAGTGAATTTTCTAGTTGGGATTATGAGAAATTAGAAGAAGAATTAGCTAATATTGCTAGTATCAATATGAGTGTTTTTGATTTTGATATGTCAGAATTAAATGATATTGTTGAGGATTTAGATGAAGATATAGTATGTGATTCAGAAGTAGAAAAAGTTTCATTAAGTGAAAAATTTTTATTTACACCAACATCTGTATTAAATACAAGATGTGCACAATGGCAAGAAAGAAAAAGAGCATGGTTTAAGTATGGAATTAAATCTGATTTATCAAGAGAAAATATTAAAACTACAGGTAGTGCAGCAGGTTCAGTACCTAGATTTTATGAATATAAAGAGAAATGTGAGAAGGAAATAGGTCGTAAATTATCAGTTGCAGAGTTTACAGATGATTATTTGCATAAGTACATGAAAGAAGATAGTTTATTGAAAGTTACTAATACTGGTGGAATGTTGAGTGTATTTGACCCTGTCTTATGTGAGTTAATGTATTATTGGTTTAGTTTTGATAAAGCAAAGATTTTAGACCCATTTGCAGGTGGTAGTGTAAGAGGTATTATTGCTTCAAAATTGAACAGGCAATATACAGGAGTTGATTTACGAAAAGAACAGATAGAAGCTAATATAAATCAAGGTGATGAATTATTATCCAAAGATGATATAAAACCTAAATGGATATGTGGAAATAGTTTAAATATAGCTAAACTTGCAAAAGGCGAATATGATTTTATATTTAGTTGCCCGCCTTATTATGACTTAGAAATATATAGCGATGATAAAGAAGATTTAAGTAATCAAACTTATGAAGATTTTTTATCTATGTATAGAAAAATAATATTTGATAGTGTGAGTATGCTCAAAGATAATCGTTTTGCTTGTTTTGTTGTTGGAGATATTAGAAACAGAAAAACTGGCATGTATAGAAACTTTGTATCAGAAACGATAGCTGCATTTAATAATGCAGGAATGGAATTATATAATGAAATAATTTTATTAACAACACTAGGTTCTCTACCAATTAGAATGGGGAGAGGTTTTTCGATAAGTAGAAAAGTTGGAAAAACACATCAAAACGTACTGGTTTTTTATAAAGGTGACCAGAAGAAAATAAGAGATTTATATGGTGATATAGATATTCTAGAAATATCCAATGAAGAGCTGGACATTTAATATTACTTACCTTAACATATCAAGCACAAGGAGATGATGATATGTTAGAAATAATAAAACAAAGAGCATTTGAAGCTAAATGTGCATACAAAAAAGGTTTGATTACAAGAGCAGAAGCAAAAACAGATATTGAACCATATATAAAATTATTTAATAATAAGAGCATAGAAATAGCTAAAAAATACAATATTAAACCAAAAAAAATAACATTTGCAGGTTTTATTAGATAGGTAGGTTTAGAAACCTACTTTTTTTATTTGGAGGGAGAGTGATGGGAAATGAAAATTTAAGACCATGGGAAAGACAAGATGGTGAAACTGAAAAGGCTTTTTCTGCATTTAAAGCCTATTTAGAAATGGAAGATAGAAATGTAACTTCGCTTGCTAAAAGGTTGTCAAAAAGTAGACAATTACTTGTCAATTGGAAGCAAAAATATAATTGGCAAGAACGTTGTATAGCATGGGATAAATCGTTGCAGGAGATAGAATATAAAACCGCTGTAAAAGAACGTAAGAAGATGGCTAAACGTCATATTGCGATAGCAATGTCTATGCAAGCAAAGGCAGTAGAAGCATTAAAGAAAATAGATGTATCTAAACTAAATGCAAGTGAAATTATTCGTCTATTTGATACTGCGGTTAAAATAGAACGTTTAAGCCGTGGAGAAGCTACATTTATAAATTCAAATCAAGATAATAAGGTTGATGAAGAAACTAATCCTATAAATACCATTCAAATATATATACCAGATAATGGCAGGGACTAAAAATGATTATAAAACCACAAAAAGGGAAACAAGAACAATTTTTATCTAGCAAAGCAGATATAGTTTTTTATGGTGGAGCTGCTGGTGGTGGTAAAACTTATGCTGCACTAATAGAGCCATTAAGGCACATAAATAATAAGAATTTTTCTTGTATCATATTTAGACGAACATCTCCTCAAATTACCACTCCTGGTGGTCTATGGGATACAGCTCTTGAGATGTATACAGCATTAGGAGCAAAAGATATACGAAGTCCTAATAGATATTTTAGATTTCCTAGCGGTGCTAAAATTGTAATGAACCATCTTCAGTACGACAAAACTGTTTATGATTATCAAGGGGCACAAATTCCTTTGATTGAATTTGAAGAACTTACACATTTTAGCTGGAAACAATTTACTTATATGCTTACTCGTAATCGTTCAGCTATTGCGGGCATAAAACCGTATATAAGGGCAACGTGCAACCCTGACCCGGATAGCTGGGTGGCGGATTTTATAAAGTGGTATATTGACCAAGACACGGGCTATGCAATTCAAGAGCGTGGCGGTATAATCCGCTGGTTTATCATCATGAATGATGAGCCGATTTGGGCGGATAATCCCGATGAACTTTTTGATAAATACGGCATTGAGCCGAAATCTTTTACTTTCATTCCGTCAAGCGTCTATGACAACAAAATACTGCTTGAGAACAACCGCGAATATCTGGCCAACTTAAAAGCGCAGGACGAAGTTACAAAAGAGCAGCTGTTAAATGGCAACTGGAAGATAAGACCGGCAGGCGGCTTATACTTTAAAGCAAATCAAGCGCCGATTGTCAGCGTCTTACCGGATAAGATAATCGGTATATGCAGGGCGTGGGATTTGGCAGCTACTGAACAGACACCGCAGAACAAAAACCCCGATAAAACGGCAGGCGTATTAATGGCACGTTTAAAAAGCGGGCAGTTTATCGTTCTTGATGTTTTTACTGGCTGTTTAAATGCCAACGGCGTAAGGCAGGCGGTAAGAAGTATAGCCATGCAGGATAGGATAAATTACAGGTGCAACAGTATTCATATTCCGCAGGACCCGGGGCAGGCGGGAAAAGAACAGGCGCAGTCTTATGTAGGTTTTCTGGCAGGCTTCAATGTTCAGACGGAACGGGTAAACGGCAGTAAGATAAACCGCGCCGAACCGTTTGCTTCGCAGTGGCAGCAGGGAAATGTTTTACTACTTCGCGGCGACTGGAACAGAATTTATACAAATGAGTTATCGTCTTTCCCTGACGGTCTGCATGACGACTTAGTGGATGCCAGCGCAGACGCATTTAATTCTTTAACTAAAATCAGAAACTTTGAAGCTCTTTTATAAGGTAGGTGGTGATAATTTGAACAGAACAGACGGTCTGCTTAACGCAGTAAACGGCTTAAATACGCTTCGTTACGACCCGAGCAGACATACCGGCATAGTAAGGACACAGTTCATAACGCCCAGAATGTCGGAAAATCTCTATATAGAAAATGGCATATTCCGAAAAATTGTAACCGTTCCCTGTGATGAAGCTCTAAGGAACGGATTTTTTATAAAAGAAGCTGATGAAAAGGCTAACAATGAACTGCAAAGCGTGCTGGAAGATTTGGAATATGAAAACAAATTTGCAACTGCCTTGTATTGGGATAGAGTTTATGGTGGCTCCGTACTATTTCCGATATTTCAAGACGGTACTGAAGATTTAACCGAGCCGCTTAACGAAAACCGTATACAATCCATTGATGAAATCCGTATCTATTCCGCTAAAGAAGTTTTACCGATGACATGGAATAACGATATAAACAATATCCGCTACAGAAAGCCTGAAACGTACATCATAAATGATGAAACCAATGGAGCATGTTTTGAAATCCATGCAAGCAGGCTAATTATTTTTGACGGTCTGACCGTTCCGAATATTGTAAGAAATGAGCGAGATGGTTGGGGAGGTATGATACTTGAACAATTATTTAATGACCTTGCTTTAAAATATGATATTGGTAATAAATATGCTATAGATATTATGGAACGCATGGCACAAGGTGTAATTTCTATAGATGGATTAGAAAGCAAATTGTCAATTGACGGTGGCGAAGAACAGGTCAGAAAATATTTACAAATGATAGATATGGTAAGAAATATACTTAATACTTTAGCTATAGATAGTCGCGATAGTTTTGATATTAAAAGTGTTTCATTAAATGGTGTAAGTGATATCTTGGATAAAGTACAGACAATGCTTTCAGCTGTATCTGAAATACCTGTTACTATATTATTTGGACGTTCACCTGGTGGAGAAAATGCAACGGGTGAAGCCGATTTTCAGCAATATTATGCAATGGTGCAGCGACTTCAACGCCGAAAATTAAAATCTAAACTGAGCCGATTTATTTATCTGTTATCTAAATGCCATAATATAGCTCTGCCGGAAAGCTGGAATATACACTTTAAACCACTGTACATTCCGACGGAAAAGGAACAAGCGGAAACAGCTAAACTAAAAGCAGAAAAATTACAGACAACTGTCAGTGCATTAAATACGCTTGTTTCTATCGGAGCATTAGACGCTATAGAGGTGAGAAATTATCTGGAAGAACAAGGCTTCAAACTTGATAGAACGCTGGATATTCTGCCGCCAGGTGATGATGTATGATTAAGATACCGAAAAGAAAATGGCGTTATCCTATGGCATATGAAAGGCAGTATTCCAAAGAACTTACGGCATTAGTGAACAGAATGCACGAAGTTACTAAGGAAAATATGCAGGATATAACGGACTTTATCGACAAAAACCGCATGGACGCAGTAGGGGACGTTTTAGACACTATAGTAAACAAAATAAAGCAAAATTATTATATTCTGGTTACAAGGGATTTTTTGAAACGAAAAATTCAGCAGATGATAGACGCAGTAAATAATTTCAATATGAATGAGTTCCGCCAAAGTCTTAAATCGGCAATAGGTGTTGATGTGTTTCAGTCCGAGCCGAAACTTGAGGAAATGACTGAACTATGGGTAAAGGAAAATATAAACCTTATAACAAGTGTTGAAAACCAATATTTCGATAGGCTAGAAAATATAGTTTCGGATGCCGTGCAAAACGGCACGCTTACGCCGCAGGTTACAAAACAGATACAGGAACTTACCGGAGTAAGTAAAAGACGGGCGCAGCTTATTGCTGTTGACCAGATAGGGAAGTTAAATGGACAGCTCACAAAATATCGGCAAACAATGGCAGGCATTAAAGAATATATTTGGCGAACTGCTGGAGATAACAGAGTTAGACCGGCGCACAGATTGCGAAACGGTAAAAAATTCAGATGGGACAGTCCGCCGCTGGACGGTCATCCGGGAATGGCTATCCGTTGCCGGTGTGTCGCTGTACCTGTTATTGATTTAGATAATTTAAAAATACAAGGCGTTAGAATTTAGCAGCTAAAAAAACTGCTTTTTTATACCTAGAAAGGTGGTGATTTAATGCAGAGATATGACATATATCAGATTGAAGCAACTAAGACAGACGAGGGCTTTATAATTGATAGACCTATAATCGGACGTGTCGGCTTGCTTAGATATTTAAACGCTGACGGTAGCGAACGTATTGAATACAGACCGCCGGAGGAAGCGTTTAACGCAGACAGTTTAAAAAGCATTAGAGGGAAACCAATTACTTTAGGGCATAAAGCAATGGTTAATTCTAAAAATGCGGATAAACTGCCTATAGTCGGTACTGTATTGTCAGAGGGAGTGCAGGACGGTGAAAATATCCGGGCAGATGTTAGCATTTATTCTTTGCCGACAGCGGCAAGGGAACTATCTTGTGGCTATAGCTTAGACTTAGATGAAACACCCGGCACGACACCGGACGGAAAACGTTACGACGCAGTACAGCGCAACATTAGATACAACCATTTGGCAATAGTGCCGAAAGGCAGGGCAGGAAACGCTCGTCTTAATATGGATGGTGACCAAATAATTGAAAGTGAGGCTAAAAAACACATGGCAAAAGTGAGACTTGATAACGGATTAGAATATGAGGCTGCCGAAGAAGTAAAAATTGAACTTGAAACATTAAGAGCTGATAAAGCAAAAAATAAAGCTAATTTTGACGCATTACAAGGGAAGTATGACGCACTGGAAGCAAAAGCAAATAAACTTGAAAAAGATTTAGCAGATGAAAAAACAAATAAAAACACTAATTTTGATACAGCTGTAAAAGAACGTGTCGAAATGATTAACATTGCTAAACAGCATAATTTGGATAAAGCTGATAATATGAGCAATAAAGATATTAAAATTGCTGTAATTAAGAAAGTAAATGGTGATAGCTTTAATCTTGATAACAAATCTGATGAGTATATCAATGGTGTATTTGATATTTGTAAGGAACAGAATAAAAACTTTAATAAAAATGCTGGTAAAGTAAGACAAGATATAAATGATAATAAAATTAACAATCAACCAAAACAAAATGAAGATGAATGGGATTATGTCGCTATTGCTGAAAAAATGCGACAAGATGAAGCAAGAGCTTATTTAGGAGGTAAAGAATAATGGCTTTTAAATGGTATACAAGAGATTTAGATAAAGGCTTTCCGGGAATGGTTGCTGATACGACTATGAAAAATATTGATAGTTATGCAGTTGAAGAAGAATCAGGCTTAGAACCGGGCGACGCAGTAGTTTTGGGTACAACTGAAAATTTAGTAAAAAAAGTATCTAGTGGTTTTGAAAATAAAATTATTGGAGTAGTTGTTCATAATCATAAAGAACCAACTAATCCTTATTATGAAAAAGGCGATAGTGTAGCAATTATGTCTACTGGAGATATTTATGTTGAAGTTGGTGAAGATGTTATTGCAGGTGATAGTGCTTGTATTATGGCAAGTAGTTATAAATGGGGAAAAACAGGAACAGTTACTAACGCTAAATATTTAAAAGGTGCTGAAAGTGGCGGATTAGCTATATTACGTTTAAATAATATGAATAGTGCTTCTCAGCAAGGTCCACAAGGAGAAAAAGGTGATACTGGTGCGAAGATTACATCTATGGAATTAAATATTAACAATACAATAATTACAGGTACAGCGCATTTAGATGATGAAAGTACAGCCTCTATTACAGGAACTAATACAGTAGGATAAGGAGATAAATTATGACAAACCCATATATTGAAAAAGTTGAAAGATTGGACGCTGATACAATCAGTCGAGTTTTAACACGTTTAGACGCTACGCAGTCCGCTTTTCTGGCTCGTATGCTTACGCAGGTCAGAGCGAGAGTTTTACAGGTAACTCATGCTAGATTAAACGCGTTTACGGTGTTTCCGGTACAGACGGAAATTTCTCCGGGAGCTGAAACAGCGTTGCAGCGTATTTATGATATGGTAGGTATGGCTAAAATTATTGCTAATCCTGCTGATGATTTACCGCTTGTTGATATTCTGGCACAGGAAACAAGTGTAAAGGTAAAAGAAGTGGGCGCAGCGTATCAGTATTCTGTAAGCGATTTAGAACATGCCGCTTTCGCAAATCTGCCGCTTACAACCATGAAAGGCAACGCTGTAAAACGTGCTATTGATACTAAGTTAAACAGTATTGCATGGAAAGGTGACGCCGAAAACGGCATTATCGGATTTCTAGACAATGCAAATCTTAGTGAATATACTTTACCGGCAACAGGCACGTCCAGCTCTACCAAATTAAGCGATAAAACAGCCGAACAGATGTATAAAGATGTCGCCGCTATTATCGAAAGTATTTCCGACAATACAGATGACACTGAAAAGGCGGATACAGTTTTATTTGCACCGGGACCGTATAACGCATTATCTACAACTTTATATACAACAGATAATGGACAGACAACGCAGACGGTATTAAGCATGTTAAAAGAAAATTATCCTGAAGTAAGACGCTGGCTTAAAATTGGTGAACTAAAAAATGCAGATAGTACAGGCACTAAAGATTATATTATTGCTGGAGTTTTTGACCCAGATTATGTGCGTTTTGAAATTCCACTTCGTTTTGACCAACGTCCTGTACAAGAAAAGAATTTATCTTTTAATGTACCATGTCGTTCTAAAGTAGTCGGTGTAACAGTATTTAAACCGTATTGTTTTACAAAAGCAGTGGGAGCGTGATTATATGGCTAATACAACAATAAAAGAAACATGGATTCAAAATAAAGAACCTCATATCATTAATATTGGTGAAGATATTAAATTAAAACCTGGATTTCCACAAAAAATTAAGAATCTAGATGAATTAAAAGAGCTTTATCCTATGTTAAAAGAAAAAATAAGTAAAGGATTAATAATAATTTTAAATGATAAAACTGCTGAATCAGAAAAATTAAATATAGAACAGGAAGTAGCAAAACGATTAAAAAATGCTAATATGGTGTGATATGTATGATAAAATATTAGATTTAATACGAAAAATAGCACCAGAATTTAATGAGATTACTGATGAGAAGCTGGAAGGTTTTATTGATGTGTATGCTAATTTAGTATCCAAAAGATATTTCGGCAAACACTACAACAAAGCCATTGCCTTTCTAGTGGCTCATCAGCTCACATTGTTAAATATTGCAAGTAATAGTGAAGCAGGTGCAGGGGACATTTCTTTGATTGCTGGAGATGTTTTAATGGAAAAAGAAGGCGACTTGCAAAGGCAGTATGGCAATGTAAATACTTCTGATTCGGAAACAAACAGCCTTCTAAATAAGACATATTATGGTAAAATGTTTATCTCTTTACGCTCTGCACTGCGACCGATTGGAATGATGAGAAAATGTCCGTAATTGATAAAGATTTAGGCTGGAAAAAGATTTTGCTCAGTATGCGAAAAATGGACGCCAAAGCTGTTAAAGTTGGTATTCAATCAGGTGATAAAACGTCCGACGGCAAAGAAGATTTAGCATACGTCGCCAGCCTTCATGAATTTGGTAGCCCCGGCGGTAAAATTCCTGAACGTTCATTTATCCGAACTGCTATAGATAGCAATGAACGTAAGATTGACAGTTTGTTTGATAAATTAGCTCTTAAAATATTGAGTGGTTCTGTAAGTGTTCGAGGTGCTTTAGATGTAATGGGATTGGCAGTAACTGGCATGATACAGGAACAGATAACAGACGGAGATTATGTGCCACTTGCACCTGCAACTATAAGACGAAAGAAAAATAATTCCGATAAACCGCTTATAGATACAGGGCATATGTTCCAAAGTGTACGCCACGTAATAGAGGATAAATAAAATGGGTTTTAGAAAAAAATTTATAATTAAGCGAACAAGCGGTGGAGATTATGATGATAATGGTATTTGGCAGAAAGGCGAAACGGAAGAAATTGAAATAATGGCTTCCGTTCAACCGATTTCTCTTGATGAATATAATCAGATTTTTCCTGAAGGTATTCGCACCGTAAACGCTGTAAAAATTTATACAGATACAAGACTGTATCCAGAAAAACAAGGCACGCCGGCACAAAATGCTGACGTGCTTTTATATATGGACAGGAAATATAAAATTATTACTTGCCATGCTTATCAAAGCGGTGTAATAAGCCACTATAAAGCTTATGCTCAGGAGATTGATACATGACACAGGAACAGAAAAAAGTTTTACATGATATTGTAGCGGAAATTTTAGGATTACCTAAAAACCGAGTAATATACGCATACCAAAATGCGCCACAGATTACAGATACATTTGCTGTAATGCGCTTTTATGCTTACCGTGAAGAAGTGCCGACGGAAATTGTTTCCGCCGGTGAACCCGGTATAGAAAAACTGATAGCGCATAATAATTTGACGCTTGAAATACAGATATTTACTAAAATCGGCACCGATTTAGATGCCTGCGTAATGTTGAATAACCTGCTTAACTGCTTAGATAAACATACGATGATGAGCCAGCTGGATAATGCAGGTATCGTTATAGTTCAACATGAACCAATACAAGATATAAGCGAATTAGTAGATGAAACATCTTTTCAGACCCGTGCCAGTGTCGATATAACTATCCGATTTACACCGACTTATCTTGATGATGTAGGTTATATTGCAAATGTAAAAATAGACGGTAATACAGGTAAAGATTTAAAAATTAACATAGAAACGGAGTGAAAACATGGCTAATATAGACAGAATTGTTAATGTACAGATAAGCCTTAATACAAACAACGTTAGTAGTGAAGGGTTTAATACTATCTTAGTTGTTGGTGCTCACATGAATGGAACAGAGCGAGTTAAAACTTATACAAATATAACAGATTTAACAACAGACGGATTTTCTACAACAGACGCTATTTATAAAGCGGTATCTGTGGCGTTTTCACAAATACCACGCCCAAGACAGGTAAAAGTCGGACGCAGACAGATTGAAGAAGTAAATGTAAGTGTTAATAATATAAAAGATAATACAGATTATACTGTTACGATATCTAGCAAAGATAATAAAGGTATTATTACTGAACAAGAATATAAATTCAATAGTTCGACAAGTGCAACGGCAACTACAATAGTTAGCGGATTACAAAGTGTAATGACTGATGATACCGTTGTAACAGCTACGGTAGAAAGTGAAAATTTAAAATTAGTTGCAAAATCTAGTAAGACATTTTCTGTTAAGGTATCCAGTAATTTATCTATAGAATTAGCTGAACCTACAGAAGAAATTGCTGATACTATGAGTGCAATTATGGCAAGTGATAGTGATTTTTATGGTATTGTCTTAGCAAGTAGAGATAAAGACGATATTATGGCAATGGCTGAATGGGTTGAAACACAAACAAAACTTTTTGGCACATCTACATCTGAACCTGGAGCAAAAGACAGTGAAACAAATACCGACCTTTTGTCTATGCTTAAAGCTAAAAATTATTATCGTACTTTCGCTTTTTATCATGAGTTAGCTGATAGTGAATATCTTGAAGCTGGTGTAATGGCAAGATGTTTTGCTATTGAACCTGGCGGGGAAACATGGGCAAATAAGGTTTTATCTGGTTTAACTGCCGATAATTTAACAAAAACAGAATATCTTGCTATTACTAATAAAAATGGCAATACATTTGAAACATCTCGTAATAAAAGTATTACTCAAAATGGTAAAGTTGCGGGTGATGAATGGATTGATGTAATTCGTTTTCGTGATTGGCTTCAGGAAGAAATCACGGTTAATGTTTTCAATCTTTTAATCAATTCCGATAAGGTTCCGTATACTGATACCGGTATTGCATTAGTTGAAAATCAGATAAGACAGGCTCTTTTACTTGGTCAGCGTCGTGGCGGAATTGCTCCGACAGAATATGACGAAGATAATAATGAAAATCTCGGTTTCACCATAGAAATGCCGCTGGCTGCCAATATTCCGGCTAATACAAAAGCGCAAAGATTACTGGAAAATGTAAATTTTACAGCACGTTTGGCGGGAGCTATTCATGTTGTAGAAATTACAGGTTCGTTTATCTATGAAAACCTTATAAGTGAATAGAGGAGGATATAAATGGCTGACGGAGTTTTAACGTATAATCCGAAAAATTTACTCGTAATATTCGGAGCAGAACAGCTGCACGGCTTTTCGGAAGATGATGTAATCACCATTGCACCAAACGGAGACGGCACACAGATTTATGTAGGTGCTGACGGCGAAGTAGGCAGAAGCATTGACCCGAACCAGACATATGAAATAACGATAACGCTTGCGACAAGTTCCACTTCCAACACGTATTTATCCAATATGTACAACGTGGATAGAGCTACGGGGGCAGGTCTGTTGCCGCTTTTAATCAAAGATTTAAGCGGGCAGACGCTTTTCAGTGCAGAGCAGGCATGGGTGGCTAATATGCCAGAGGCAAGTTATGGTAGAAGCATCGACAGTAGAGAATGGACATTATATACAGGGCAGGTAACAGCCCCAATTATAGGAGGTAATAACTAATGTGGGACGGCGGTAAATTTACTAAATTTAAGCAAGGTGAGTATGTATTTAGTATTAGACAGTTTGCACCTTTTAAAGCTATTAAAGTATTAGGGGATTTACAAAAAATAATTACACCAGCACTTGCAGGAGCATTAACAGGACTACAAAAAGCACCAGAAGCAGATACAAATAATTGGTTATCTTTAGCACCAGTTATTTCGGATGCTTTATATCAAATTGCGACAGGACTTGATGGTGATAAACTACAAAAAGCTATGAATTTACTTCTTGATGAAAATTATGTAGCCGTTGAGGTAACAGCAGATAATGGTACAAAAACATTTACCCGACTTAATGAAGGTTTAATAAATGAAATTTTCACTGGAAGAACTTTTGATTTGTTGGTTTTAATGATAGAAGTATTTAAAATTAATTTTTTGGATTTTTCCAAGCTCTCCAGTCTCCCTACTGGTGTCCGCGAGGTATTCGGAGAGATAAAATTACCATTCCAGGCAAAGTAACAGAAGAACTACAGGACGCATTATTTATATACAGGGCTATAGATAGTGGTATGGTATCACTTACAGAAGTAAAAAATGGAGATGTAACGATAGCCGAATTAGTTAGGATAATTCAATATTTAGATATGAAATCAGATATTGAATATGCAAATATGCTTAAAACTAAAGCAAGAAAGGGGGTAAGACATTGA